AAAGCGAATCTCGATAAACTCAAAAGCCTCATCAGTAAATCTACCATCTTTGAGACTCTTAATTAACATATTAAGCTCTTTGCTTAACTTTTCGTGTTGATCTGTGATTTCCTCCTTAGTTAGGCCTTTGCCTACTGTTAGAGTTGGTGTGTTTGGGTTAGCTCCCCATAGTACAGCAGAACCTTCAAACAAAAGTATTTCCTTGATTAGGTTGTACTCCTCTGCTTGTCCTTTCTGTTGTGCTTCAGCTTTGATAGTTCTAAAGCCTACAGAGTGCTGGTTAATATGACCTGACTTGTAAAACTCTAAAACATCATTGCCCCAAGTTGTGTTAGGTACATCAGTAACTCCTACTAAGTAGTTATCCTCTACATATAACTCAGAGAATTTGCCAATAGCTGATTTTAGTGATGGGTTGTGGTCTGTTAAATGCCAAATCAAATTAGCACCCTTAGGACCTCTTTCAGCCATAGTCTTATTGTAAGCACCGTGATCAATGACATCATTATCATAGTCCTTAGAACCCATCTGACTAATGGCTACTTTTACTTTCCTTGAAGTCTCTGATACATCTCTTACAGAGTCTGTTATCAGTTTTTGCTCAAAATATCTTTTCATAGTTTCTTTCATTTAGGGAGGGTTAGGTCTGGTTCTTGTTTCATTGTCGCAGTATTGGCTATTGCCACCTAATCACCTCCCAAATTATGTTCTGATTAGTTGTCCTCTGCTGTCTCTTTTAGGTACTACTATATAACTACATCTACAATTAATCACCATTGCTGCTGAACCTCTAGGAGCTAATGGGTATTCAATCTGCTCACCACTTCTTGGGTCTGTGAAGTTGTCATAAAAGTCAACTACTTGCCCATCCATATGGTAGTGATCCTTAGGTTGCTCAGGTTTAAAACCTCTGGTTCGTGAATCTCTAAAAGCTATCCACTCTTTGACCATTTCGTAATTAAAGCCCTCTGCTGCCGCTTTTACACCTGTGTTGGCTGCTCTACCTACCTCAGTTCTGATTATTCTCTCAGCTTGCATTGCAGTACACCCTGATGTCTCAAACAATTTAACAATCTCATCTATAGTCAACTCTTTTGAGATAGCTGACTGTAAGACTAAGATTAAATGATTTCTAAGTGTCTCAGAGGTTTTTACTACTGCATACTGAAGTAAGGTCTTTTGCAGCTCATCTTGTATGAACTTAATCCAAGCCTCATCTCTACCTAATCCCTTTTGGGCAATCTCTCGCCTAATCTGTTTGTAGGTTTCATTTGCATAGTAAACACCTACTTTTTTGTAGATATCTGCTATTGGCTTATTTAAGTCATCACTCCATAACTTAGTACGAAGCTCCACAAGTGTTTGCCTTGCTCCTTTTCTCTTTATAGTACCTATCAAAGAACTAACAACCTTATCTAATGACCTTTTAACCTTAGGGAAGAATTGGCTGCCAAATTTCCGGTTGGTCCTGTGGAACTTCTTTGCATATTCTATCCTTTCGTTGTTGGTCATTTAACCTATCTCTTAAAGCCTGTCTTTTGGCTTCCATTTTCGCTTTTAACATTGCACAGCACCTTTCCTTTTTAGTTATTGGGTAGGTCTGTTTTATAATATCCTCAATCATCTACCTCCTCATCCATTTCCTCAGGACTTTCATCTTCTAATTCCTGCTCCATCTCATCTTCCTTGACATCATACTCACTCAATGGCATACCATCTTGAGTTGTTATCCAAGGCTCATCAAATAGAGGGTTGTCTATTCTTTCAAGACCTAAGTGCATCCTCTGTTCATTAGGACTTAAAGCTCTTAATTGATTAATCCAGGTTGATTTTTCTTTAACATCCTCTTGTAGTTCAGTAAAGACAGTATGATCAAAGTCAACATATATATTCTGTCCCTTATAACCCCAATCTGTTTGTAGCTTACGGTTAAAGTGATTCCTAAATGAAACCAACTGAGGGATTGCACAACGAGCTGTAAGGGCTTTCTCAGCCTCTCTAACATTGTTATAAGTAGAACTATCAGAATCACCCATCAACTGACTTGGAACGCCATAAACAGCCCCAAATCTCTTTAGGTCCCACTTCTCAGACTCAATAATTGATAAGTCAACAGGGCTAAGTCCTACAGACTGCCATCCCAACTTATAACCACTTACTCCTATTCTACCCCAATTGTCTGAACCTACCCACTCACCTTTGCCGACAAGTTTCTGCTTTACTGCTTCTACTTGTTTTCTTGTGTCTAAAGGATCAATACCATTAGATAACACTCTTGGGTCATCCATATAAAGTACACCCTTGACACCTTGATTCTCTAACATAGCGGCTGATGCCTTGATTGCTGAGTTAGACCGACTTAATCTTCTCAATGCGGACTTTAAAGGACTCATCCCATAAAGATGTGCACCATTTACATCCCAATCATAGTTTTGGTACTTATCGTGTAAAACCTGACTCTTAGGGAAGTAAGCCTCTGCAAGGTTAGTCATTACATCAGCCTGCTCAACTATAGGGAATTGATTTGTAGTCGCAATAATTGAAACCTCCTGATATGGTAGGTTGTGTAATTGGAAAGGCTTTCCAGCATTAGCACCCATATCCAACATCTGAGACCAAATAGTTCTACCTCCTGTGATTAGTTTCCATCCGCTTGAATTGGCTACTAAATCTTGGAATGTCTCATAGTCATTAGGATATTTAAGAAGCTCAGATAGTCTGTCAACATAAATAGGCTCTAAGGCTTTCTTTCTGTATTTAACAGCTTTCTTGAAGTCTTGTGTGCTAATATCCTTCTTTCTCATCAACCCCTGGTAAGACTTAAAAGCTGCCTCATCAACAATCTTGTAAGCTGCCCACTCAGGGAGTTTTACTTTATCTGTAATTAAAGAAACTGCTGTGTAAATGATATCATTGACCTGATATCCATCTGTGATGTAATTCTTTCTGTTGTCGGCAATACCTACATAGGTTCCACCCATCATTGTGTAAGAAGCAAAAGGCTGCCCTATATTCATTAGGGGTAGAGCCTTACCTCTCAACACATTCCACGCATCTTGTATCTTGCCCATTTTATATCTTTACCAAGCTAAGACCTCAAATCTTGGCTTGTTTAGTTTTGTAAATATCGCATATCGCATAGCATCACAACCGTGATCCCACATCTTAACCGGACTCTCATCAGGATGCACTTTGCCATCCTTATCTGTTTTCCACTTGTAAGACCTAATCTCTTTTATAAGATTGGTTGATTCAGGTGTTACTGTCAGAGGTTGGCTTTTTACCTTTTGAATTCCTGCATAGACATCCTTTTCGGCTGGCTTTGCATTGTACCCTGCTCTGACAAGTTCTTCTATTGTCTTAGGTTCTGCTGCATCACAAAATATCTCATCAGACTTTCTGATGTCTAAGGCTTTCATCTTCTCTATTAGGTCAGATGTTGTTAGCCTTGTTTCGTATAACATTTCGTGTGCATAGGTTTGATTATCTTTAAACCCTACTTTGATTAGTGCAGTTGGTACTGAATAGCCAAAGTCTAAACCATAGACAACCTCTGAATCTTCTTTGAAAGGTCCTTGTTTCCAATGGGTGTAAATAATCTCCTGACTTTTACCTCTCTCCCCTAACCCAAACACCTTCCACATATTCTCATCAGCATCTCTGAGACTTTCTATCTCTTGGACCTGTTCTTTAGGTAGGAAGGGATTGTTCTTATAGGTAGAGTGGATTAGTTTATTGTTTTCCTTGTCAGCTACATCATAAACCCAAGAGGCCTCATCCACAGGGTTGAAGTCTAAAAAGATTGTCTGTTTAGTTCTTAGGGCTAACTGTTGGTAGATAGAGTGAGGAAGTAGATTTGCCTCATTTATGTAAAGTATATCTCTACCTGGTCCTCTAACCTTTCCTGAATCTTCAGCACCAAAAAACTCAATGTAACTGCCATTAGGATAGTGATAAACATTGTCAGTCTTGTTAAATGCCTCATCTGAATAGATGCCTGCATCCTCTAAGATTTGTAAAATGTCTCTCCTTGCTCCTCTCTTTAAGTGAGGTAAGGAAGGACTAACCACCGAAATAGTAACCTTTTCTTTATGCGGTATGTAAAGAGCTAATAGCTGTGAAATGGAATAAGTTTTGCCTGACCTTGTTGATCCCTGATTGGCAATCACTCGGTAAGTCTTGGCTTGATAAGCCTCCAAATTCCATTCAAAGACCTTAGTATATCTAACCGTTACTTCCTTCATTGGCTGGCTTAAATAAGATATTTATGCCACCATCAACCTTAATGTCTTGTTCTGCTTTTTCTTTTTGACCTAACCTTTGCTTGCCTAACCAAATAAGCATAGCACGGTCTTTGTCTTTAATTGCTGCTTCGTATTGGACCTTTCTTAAAATACTATCTCCTGAGGCTTGCTTTTCTTGCTTAAATGCCACAAAATCTTTATCCAAATCTGACTTACATCTTTGATACAGAGTGTTTTCGTGGACTCCAAGTTGAGCTGCAATTTCAACCCCTGAGCATCCTGCTTCTAGGTATTCTGCTACAAGGTTCCAATCTATTGGGCTGAGTGATGACATTTACTTCTTTTTAGCCATC